GGCTACGAGTGCTTCTGCGTCTGCTACTAGCGCAGCTGCTGCATTGGCCTCACAAACGGCTGCAGCGGCCTCTCAGAGTGCTGCGGCAAGCAGTGCATCGACGGCTTCGACTCAGGCATCCAACGCAGCTACCTCTGCCTCTAACGCTTCTACTAGCGCCACCAACGCCTCTAACAGTGCAACCAGTGCTGCTAGTTCTGCTGCTTCTGCTCTGGCTGCGTTTGACAGCTTTGATGACCGCTACCTTGGTGCTAAGGCAAGTGATCCGAGTGTTGATAATGATGGCGATCCGCTGAATGCTGGTGACCTTTATTACAACACCACCTCTTCGGTGATGAAGGTCTACACTGGCTCTGCTTGGGTTATTGCTTATGTTCCTGGTGATGCAGCCAGCATTAGCTTTGCCCCGTATAGCACGATTGCGTCTAACAACGTTCAAGGTGCTATTCAAGAGCTGACCGATGAAAAGCTCAACCTGACTGGTGGCACCCTTACCGGCAACGTCACTCTGGATAACCAGTCGGATCTGCGCTTTGGTGAAGCCACGGGTCATGGCGGTAACTGGGTTGCCTTCCAGGCTCCAACCACCATCGCTTCCAACGTCACTTGGACGCTTCCTAGTACTGATGCCACGGTTTCTGGTCATGCCCTTAAGAGCAATGCGGCTGGTGAACTGAGCTGGGGCACTGCTGGTGGTGCGTCTGGTGCTGGTGGTGATGATGTATTCTATGAAAATGGTCAAACAGTCACCACGTCTTATACCCTGACCGCTGGTAAAAATGCCATGAGTGCCGGTCCCATCACGATTAACGCTGGTGCCGTCATTACCGTCCCTTCCAACGCTAGTTGGGTTGTCCTCTAGTTAATTAACTATCATGCCTCTTGTATTTAACGGAGCAGGGTCAATTAGTGGCATTTCAGATACTGGTCTGGATGATGTCGTTAATGACGGACTGTTCATCAAAAATCTTAAGTCAGTCACTTCTAGTGTGACTCTTTCTGGCTCGTATAATTGGGGCACTTTTGGCCCCACTTCTATTGCCAATGGGGTTACCGTTTCTATTGGTTCTGGTGGAACCTGGAGCATTGTATGAGTAGCCTTCAAGTAGATAACCTTCAAACTTATAACAGTAACCCGCCTGTTATTAAGAATGTCAATGGTACTGAGGTTGGTACGTTCTGTCGGGCGTGGGTAAACTTTAACGGTACTGGGACGGTAGCTATTAGAGCCAGTTTTAATGTCGGTAGTATTACGGATAATGGGACTGGCGACTTTACGGTGAACTTCACGACGGCATTGGCGGATGCAAATTATTCTGTAGTCTCCGCTGGATCGCAACAAGCAAATGATTGCATCAGCATTAGTTCTAGTGCTGCGCCAACAACATCCGCTGTTCGTATTCAAGGCTATAGCAGAACTGATAGCTTTACGGCACAAGACGGAACATACAACAACATCGCTATCTTCCGTTAACCCATCATGAGCACACTAAGAGTCGATACAATTCAAAATGCGTCGGGAACTGATTCCCCGATCAATGTGCCTGGGACGGCTAAGGCTTGGGTTAATTTTAATGGGACGGGGACGGTAGCTATTAGAGCGAGTTATAACGTGAGCAGCATTACGGATAACGGGACTGGGCAATACACGGTGAACTTCACAGCATCAATGGCTGACGCGAATTATGCGTATCAGGTCAATGCAAGAGATGCAAACAACGGCATGGGCGTTCCAACTGCTCAAGCAGATCCGACAAGAAGTGTAACCGCCTCTGCATTGCCAATTATTTACAACTACCCTCCCGATCAATCGTTTTACGACGCAGACACAATGACCGTCGCCATCTTCCGCTAACCCAATACCACAATGAGTACACTAAACACAGTCAACATTACCAACGGTACTGATTCAATTACCGTTGAAGGCGCTGTAAAGGGTAGCGCAAAAGCTTGGGTTAATTTTAACGGAACTGGTACTGTTGCTATTCGTGCTAGCTACAATGTTAGTAGCATTACGGATAACGGGACGGGGGATTACACGGTAAACTTCACCAATGCTCTGACGGATGCAAACTATGCCGCAGTGGCTGGCGCAGGCAACGGAGACGACACAACCTCATTTATCAACGGAGTAGCTCAAGCCGCTCCAACAACCAGCGCCGTCCGGTTGAAAGTGGTCAATAGCAGCACGGTTGCCAGTGATCGCACCTACGTTCACATCGCTATCTTCCGCTAACCTTTCCTTTATACAACCTCCCTTCTTAACTTCAAAACAATGACTCAAAAAATCATCTACGCAACTCCTGAAGGTGGTGTTGCCGTTGTTCATCCTACCGGTGAAGTGCCCATCAACGAACTTGTTTCTAAGGTGGTTCCTGCTGGTGCTGACTTTGAAATCGTTAGCGAGTCTGCCATCCCGTCTGATCGGTTCTTCCGTAATGCTTGGGTAAAGGGCGATTGCTGCGTGGAACAAGACCTTGATAAGTGCAAAGACATCGGCCATGACCTGCGTCGTGCTGCTCGTGCTGAAGAGTTCAAGCCGTTTGATGAAGTGATCGCTAAGCAGATTCCTGGTGCTGATGCCACCGCTGCTGAGGAAGCCCGCCAGCAGATCCGCGATAAGTACGCCCTTGTTCAAGATGTGATCGAAGGCGCTACTACTCCTGATGAAATCAAGACTGCCCTGGAAGCAAACCAATGACAATTCGGCTAAACGGCTCCACATCGGGCTACACCGAGATCGACGCTCCGGCGGTGGCTGGGTCGAACACGCTGGTGCTTCCGACTGGTAATGGGTCCGCCGATCAGGCGCTGGTCACCAACGGCAGCGGCACCCTGAGCTTTGCTGATCGCGGGCGGATGACGCTTGCCACCGCGCAGAACAGCACCAGCGGCACCAGCATCGACTTCACTGGCATCCCGAGTTGGGTGAAAAAGATTACGGTGATGTTCAACGGTGTGAGTACGAATGGAACTTCGATTGTTCAAGTTCAGATTGGCTCAGGCAGCATATCAGCGTCCGGATATGCCTCTACGGCAAGTTATAGCAACGTTTCCGGTGCTTTTACATACGCAACAGGCGGATTTATTGCAGACGTTACAAACAGTGCGCTTGTTGCATTATTAAGGTCGGGTTTCTTGCAGCTAGTTCTGGTTGGCTCAAACACTTGGATTGCAAGTGGCAACATTTCTTCAGGAAGTGTCGGCCAAGTTACTAGCTGTTGTGCAGGAAACTCTCCGGCTCTCTCCGGCACCCTAGATCGCGTCCGCATCACTACCGTCAACGGCACCGACACGTTTGACGCCGGGTCGATCAACATTCTCTACGAGGGCTGATTATGAGTACTCACGACACTCCTAAGAAGCCGACGCCCGAAATCATGGAGTGGATCGACTCTTCTTGGGGCATAAACGACGATGGCGTTCTGATCTGGATCCGCCATGGTTTGTCCAAAGGTATTCAGGCTGGCGACCCCATTTATTGCGGTCTGCAGTCCAATGGCTACATGGTTTGCCGCACCAGTACCAAGCCCCGGCGAACCTTAAAAGCGCATCACCTTGTCTGGTATTTCACGCACGGCGAATGGCCTTCGCTTCAGGTAGATCACATCGACAACAACCGTGCCAATAACGATCCCGCCAACCTGCGGCTGGCAAACAAGATTCAGAATATGCAAAACCGCAAGCCCACTGCGTCACGCAAATTACCCAAGGGTGTGAATAGGGCTTACAAGGACAAGTTTGCCGCAGTCATTCGGCACAACAACGAACGTCACTATCTCGGTTATTTCAAGACGGCAGAGGAGGCGGCAGAGGCTTATAAAGAGGCTTCGCTTAGCCTGCACAAAGAGTTTTCCTACTACGCCCCGCAGGAGGTGAGCTAAGTGTCTTCGATCAAAGTTACCAACCTTCAAGCCCCCTCAGCGGCCTCGCCCGCCATTGTGCTGGCAGCAGACGGCAGTGCTACGGCGCAGCTCAGCAGCCTTAACGGTGGGGCGCTCAGTGGTGCTCGCAACCGCATCATCAACGGCGACATGCGGATCGACCAGCGCAATGCTGGGGCGAGTGTGACGGCATCTACCACAGTTGCACGC